AGAACAACACTTACTAAACCTGACATTGTTCGTATGCGTAACAAGTGGGTAGAAGTAGACCCTAGAGAATGGAAAGCTCGTAAAGACTTATCTATCTCTGTAGGTTTAGGTGCTGGTAATAAAGACCAACAACTTACCCATCTTATGTCTATCTTACAAATGCAAAAAGAAGCTATCCAAATTGGTATCACTTCACCTGAAAAGATATACAATGCGTTGGCTAAACTTACACAGAACGCAGGCTTTAAGAACCCTGAAGAATTCTGGGTTAATCCAGCTAACAGTCCACCACCACAGCCACAAGGTCCATCTATAGAAGAACAAGCTATCCAAGCTCAAAAAGAAATAGATGCTATGAAAGTCCAAGGCGAAAATGCTCGTAAGGCTGCTGAACTAGAAGAACGTCAACGTAAAGATGCTGCTGACTATGACATGAAACAACGTCAACTAGCGTTTGATGAGTGGAAAGCTAAACTAGAAAACGATACTAAAATTATGATAGCTGAGTTACAAGCTAACAAAGATATCAAGACTACATCTATGAACATAAAAGGTGCTAATGCTGACACATTCACAGAGTTTGATGAATATGGTTCAGAGCAACCTAATAATGCGTTAGCAGGGCTTGTAGAGGCTATAAACGCTAATATGGCTAGGTTAGTAGAACAACAAACGCTTAACCACCAACAAACCATAGAGACTTTAAACAGACCTAAACAAATCATTCGTAGTGCTGATGGTAAAGCACAAGGTGTTGTATGACCGTAATAGTTAAGCATAATAAAACTAATAGCATTACTGACTGGACACAAGCCCAGTTAGATGAGCAGATAGCCTTAGGTAACTTTGCACCAGGCACAACTCTAGCTAACATAGTTTTACCTAGCGACTGGAACAATGACCACACACTCACAGGTCTTGGCACAATGGCAGAGCAAGATGCAACTGCTGTAGCTATCACAGGTGGCACTATAAACAACACCACTATAGGTGCTACTACAGCTACTACAGGCAAGTTTACATCTGTAACCACACCATCAGTCACAGCAACAACTACTAATTTAAACTTATACCCTGCATCAACAGGTAATGTAATTGTTAATCAATCTTCAGGCGGTGCATTTGGATTAACTCTTGCACAAGATATTAGCACACCAACAAATAGTGCTAGATTATTTTTTGATTCAAATGTCAATGTTGCAAGTATAAGAAATAATGCAGGTGGTGGATTAGCTATTTCAACTGGAGCTACTATTGGAAGCACATCAGGTGCAATTCAATTTCAAGTTGCACCAACAACTTCTGCTGTAAACTATGTTCAGGTAACAGGTGCGGCTACAGGAAGCAATCCTATTATTTCTGCTCAAGGTAGTGATAGTAATGCTGGACTTTTATACCATTCTAAAGGATTTGGCTCACACCAATTTAGAGGATACAGCGGTTCAAATATATTCTTAAATGTTATTGCAGCTCAAGGCAGCCCTGTAAATTATATGCAAATTGGTGCATCATCATCAGGTAATGCTATTGCAACTTCTGCACAAGGCTCTGATACCAATATCCCACTAGCCTTTATTTCTAAAGGCACAGGTGCTATAGACCTAGCCGCAGGTAGTAGTGGTGTAAATATAAGTAATGGTGGAACAGTAACAGCTATTACTAGGACAGCATCAAACACTAATTATACTTCAATTCCATCTGTAGCTATATCAGCACCAACGACAGCAGGTGGTGTTCAAGCTACAGCTTTTGCTAATATGTTTTTGGGGACTGTCACTATCGCAGGTGGTGGAACAGGATATACAGTAGGTAATGTATTAACAGTTGTAGGTGGAACACAAAGCACTCCTGCACAATTAACAGTATCAACAGTATCTTCAGGCGTTATCACAGGCGTAACTATTTCTGCATCAGGATTTTATTCTGTATTACCTACTAATCCTGTATCTGTTACAGGTGGTTCAGGTTCAAGTGCTACATTTAATCTTACTGCTTGGGGTGTTAGTGCATTATCTATCACCAACGCAGGTTCAGGCTACATAGAACAACCTACAATCACCTTTAGTGGTGGTGGTGGTAGTGGTGCGGCTGCTTATGCAAGTGTTGGTAGTGCTGCAACTTTTAAAAGTTTAGCTAATTTACAGTTAGCAACTCCCGCAGGTATTGGTTTTGTAATATCAGATGCAGGAGCAACAACTAATTCTTATTGGGGTGCAATTGGTTCTAGTGCAAATAGCCCAACAATAAGGTCATTTGGAACAGGCTCTGCAAATATAGATAATCAATCTGCATCATCACTAAATTTTAGAACAAATAGTGGAACAACTCAAGCAGTTATATCCCACACAGCATCAGCAGTTAATTATGTGCAGGTGACGGGTGCTGCTACAGGTGGACAACCTACTATATCTCCACAAGGCTCTGATACAAATATACCTTTACAATTTAACACTAAAGGCAACCAAGCATTTAACTTTTACACTAATGGTGGAACACAAAGACAATTTAGAATTGTTCATACATCAAGTTCTGTTAATTTTGGGTATACAGCAGGAAGTGCTACAGGCACAGCAGTAACATTTGGTGTAGATGCTTTAAGTTCAGACACTAACATAGACCTAGCACTAACACCTAAAGGTACAGGATTAGTAAGATTTGGAACTTATGTAGCAGGAGCATTATTAGCAACTGGGTATATAAATATAAAAGCAGCAGATGGCACTACTTATAAAGTGCTAGTATCAACTTAACTTTAACAAGGAAATAAAATGGCATTATTAAAAGCAATACCAAGTGACTATGGCGTAGATTGTCATTATTGGAACATAGGTGCAGTTCAAGAGGACTTTAAAGGTAAAGGCACAGAAGTAACATTCTATGGCTATGCATCTAAAGAAGCTCGTGATGCAGGTAAACAACCTTTATCAGCAGGTAAAGTTCAAATCGCAGGTGATGAATATGTAGCAGGTGCAGACCGTTCTGCTCTATACGCTATTATTAAACTTAAGCCTGAATTTGAAGGTGCAGTAGACGCTTAATGTATTCATCTGCTTTTCAAAGTAACGCTTTCCAAAGCAATGCTTTTCAAATACTTCAAAATGTTTTAGAAATAATTGAAGGTGGAATACCAGGTAAGCATAAAAAGAAAAAGCCAGTAACAAAGGCAAAACAAAGACGTTTCTTTATAGAACGTAAAGGCGAGATACTCGTATTCGCTAATGCTGAACAAGCTCAAGTATGGACTGCAGCACAGCAACAGTTATCTAAGTCTGTTAAGAAACGCAAACGAATAACACTTCCTATTGCAGAACCATTAGAGAAGTTAGATATATCACAGATTAAAGATGTAGCAGAGAAGTATGGTAAGACTACATCAGTTAATAAGTTATTAGAGTCACATAACTATGCTAAAATAGTCACTATGTATGAAACAATCATACAACAGGACTTCTACATAGAATCTTTAAGACGTAGGATTGAAGACCAAGATGAAGAAGATATAGCAATGTTACTCATGGCACTATAAGGATTATATATGGCTAAACAATTAGAAGAGATTAAGTTAGGCGAACAAGCAGCACAGATATTAGAGAACCCTGTCTATATAGACGCTATTGCTAAGGTACGTGAAAACATTGTATCTAGCATGACTGCAAGCCCATTGGGTGATGAAAAGACCCATAACAGATTAGTAATCGCATTACAACTACTAAACCAAATTAACAAACAGCTTACTGACGTTATGCAAACAGGTAAGTTAGCAACTATCCAAACGGATCAGCCTAAGTTTAAGATATTTGGGTAAGGACAAGCCCACTTAAGGGACTCTTCGGAGTCCTTTTTTATTGTCTAATTTTAAGGAAATAAACTATGAGTGACCAAGTCGCAGAACAGTCACCACACAGCCGATTAGAGGCTATGCTAGGTGATAGTGTTGAATCAGATGTTAAACCACCTGAACTTCAAGACGAAGAAGAACAAACACCACTAGAGGCTGAAGCAGAACCTTCTGAAAATGAAGAAGAAGCTACAGAAGAATCTCCAGATGACCAAGCTGAAGAAGAGGAACAGTCGGAAGATGAAGTTCCTGCTATTCTCAAGCTAAAGGTTAATGGCGAAGAAGTTGAAAAGCCACTAGACGAAGTCGTAGCATTAGCACAACAAGGCTTAGACTACACACAAAAGACACAGCAAGTAGCAGAACAACGTAAAGAGTTAGAAGACTATGCTAAAGGCATACAAGCCCAAGAAGCTATCTTCAGACAAGAAGTTGAGCTACAAAATGTGTTGATTAATGAAGTCGCACAAATTACATCATTAGACCAAAAGTTAGCTGCTTACCAAAATGTAAACTGGCAACAACTTTCTGATAATGATTTTGTAGAAGCACAAAAGTTATTTTTTACCTACAACCAGTTACAGCAAGACCGTAACCAACTTGTTTCACAGTTTGAAGCCAAAAAGCAGGAAGTCGCTCACAAGCAAACGCAATTGTTATCTGAGAAGATAGCTAAAGGAAAAGAAATTCTAGCAAAAGAGATACCAAATTGGAGTCCTGAGACTAACCAAGCATTGTTATCTACTGGCAAGGATTATGGTTTTTCTGACGCAGAACTCAATTCAATTGTTGACCCTCGTCACGTAAAGGTATTGCATGACGCTATGCAATGGCGCAAATTACAAAAGAACTCAACGGTAAAGAATAAGATTTCCAATGCAAAACCAGTCGTGAAACCTGGAGCAAAGGACAGTAAAAACGAAGCTAACTCTAACCATCGTAACCTACGTGAGCAATTACGTAAGACAGGTAAGTCAGATGCAGCTCAAAAACTTATAGAAAACATGCTTTAATTTACAAAGGAAACCATAATCATGGCAACATCAGCAACCAATAGTTATACCGGTAAAGGTATAGCAGAGTCATTTGAAGATATCATTTTTGATATTTCTCCAGAAGACACACCATTGTTATCAATGGCAAAAAGAATGTCAGCAGGTCAAACTTATCATCAATGGCAAACAGACGCATTAGCAGCAGCAGCTACTAACGCTTCAATTGAAGGTGATGACGCTTCATTCTCAACATTAGCAGCAACAACAGTATTAGGTAACTATACTCAAATCTCACGCAAAACAGTTCAAATTTCAAACACTTATGACGTAGTACGTAAGTATGGTCGTAAATCTGAAGTTGCTTACCAACTTATGAAAGCTGGTAAAGAAATGAAACGTGACATGGAGTTTGCTATTGTACGTAACCAAGCATCATCAGCAGGTGGACCAGCAACAGCTCGTACATCAGCAGGTATTGAGTCTTGGATTACTAACCGAGTATTAGCTACAGGCTCTACAGCAGGTACAACACCTGGCTTCGTAAACGGAATTGTAGCAGCTCCTACAGACGGTACAGCAGTAACATTCATTGAAGCAGACTTAAAGTCAGCATTACAATTGGCATGGACAGACGGTGGTGAGCCATCAACAATTCTTATGTCAGCTACTAACAAGTCACGTTTCTCTGGCTTTGCTGGTATTGCTACTAAGTTTGTAGACGTACAAGTTAAAGCACAGGCTTCAATTACTGGTGCAGCAGACGTTTACGTTTCTGACTTCGGTAATCATACTGTGAAACTTGACCGTTTCATGCGTGATGCAGCAGTTCTATGTATTGACCCAGGCTACGTTGGTTTAGCTTCACTCAGACCTTTAAGCAAAGAAGAACTTGCTAAGACTGGTGACTCAACTAAGTATCTATTAACAGCAGAGTATGCACTTGTGGTTCAAAACCCAGATGCACATGCTAAGATTCAAAACGTAGGTGTTTAGTAATTAACTATGATATAATGGAGGGAATTAATTTTCCCTCTGTTGTATTTTTATTATGCCAATATTATTTGACCACAATAGCGTAACAGGTGTAAGTCAGTACTTTGACTATGACCCTGCTAAAGATACATACTACCTAACCTCTACTCAAGATTTGAGTGGCATGTTAGACAAGATTAAACAAGCAAGAGATAACCCTGAAATTTGGAATAAAGGTGTTCAAGAAGAGTGGGCACACTTTGCTAGTATTCCACCTGTAGTGGAAATGCAGTTAAAGCAAAAGGGTATAGATATGTATAACCCACACCAAACTAAAGAACTCATAAAAGAAATAAACGAAAACTATCCATATCTCAAGTTGACAACAAAGAATGGATAAACAAGAAATACAAAAA